TTCCCTCTGCTGTCAACCAAAGCATACGTGCAAATATTCGTGAGGGTGCACGGGTGACGGCGCGTCCGTCCGTCCGAAATCCAGCATTAAGTTAATTCGTTATCCATTCCGTTACCATGTTAGTCAAGTCGGGTGCTAAAAAGACACAGCCTAAGCGTTCAAGTCTTATTTCCGTTTGGGTGCAGCATTCTTGCGCGGTCTGTTACGAGCGACCCGCTGACTGGCTCTTGCACGCTTCTGGATACGGTGGGCTGCTCGCTTCTGATCTCGTGCCTCGGCGACGGCTACATCGCCAGCTGCACATGACCGAACGATTACGTCGAGTGCGTCGCGGGCAACTTTGAGGCTAGCTGCCGCATTGTCGTCGCGTGTGCCGAATCTGATGACTACGGTCTGGTCTTTATCCACGCTGATGTTCGTTTCGCATGGAACATCGTCCAGATCTTTGCAGTACATCCATGGTTTCGCGTTGCGGAACGCAGTGTAATCGGCAGCAGGTCCTTTGAACCTGAACCGGTGATTACGGGCTATATTGCGGTCAGGTTGTGCGGGCTCAAATGTACCACGGCGATAATGGACCGGCTCAAGGGCCGCATCACCCGGGTCGCTATCGTCCGAGCTGGAATCAGACGACGACGAATCATCGGGGCGCGGATCACCAGCCGGTTCGTAGCCAATAGGTCGCATGGCCGCAGGCGGCGCGCCAGCAGCAAATGCTAAATGTCTGCGACCAAAAGGTACCTCCTTATTGAACTTACGCAAGGGCGTGTACCGCACACGTTTTGCGTCCGCTTCGGGGAAGAGCTTCGCACAGGCACCATACATGGTAAATTGCACCACGGTGTTAATTAACGACGTACCGGGGTCGCCGGAGGGCATTGGCCCGCGTCGCAATGCGGGGGTACAACCCTTCATGACGAGTCGCACATTGTTAAGGTGTTCGGCTTGCTCCGCGACCTTGTCTGGTGATTCATCGACGATGATGTCATACAATGCACGCCGATCGTCATCGAGTTCGTCAGGGTCAACGTCATGAGCGTCGGCGGCATAAGTGACACCTGCGATGGCCGTCATCACGGCATTGTGGGGAGGTACGGTACTTGAAGAGTCAAAGCGGCCGTAGTCGTTGACGGCGTAAAGCGTCACAGGCAAAGTTACAGTGTCACAACACCGAAGGTTGACGTTCAGTGTGTGATCATCGTTGTAGGGCTGAATGACGCCTCGCTTGGACCCCAGCTGAGCGCACTGGAAGAACCAAAGCTGCTTGCAGGTGTGAGTCAGTGCAGCTTGCGACACGGGGTATACACCGTCGCGGTACGTCCCGGCACTGGTGGCGCGAAACGGCACAATTAGGAACGCAGCACCCTCGCGGTACGGGGGGGGTGTCGCCATAACGTTGTAATGATACTGAAGGTGGCGAGCGTTCTTTGTGAGCACAGTCGGCGACCGATGCATATGCGTGTCGCCGCGCGCATCCCCGAGTGCAATGCTATCGAGAGCATAGCGCGTGAGCGTAGCTGCAATGCCACGCACGTCGCCGACAGCCAGAGACTTGACAACGTCGTCGGCGGCCTCGGGTCGCACGCACAGCTGCCTGAGTGCTTTCAAGAGTACAGGTTTAAACGCGGTGATTGCAGCTTCGCTGTCCAGGAAATACTTGAATGAGGTGGGCGGATAGTATATGTACATCTCGTTGCTGGTGGGAGCAGCGTAGCGAGGAATGTAGGCAAACACGCGCCGATCGGTCAGATAACATTCTCCCGGTGCACAATTGGGGTAAATGACCTGTTCAACGTAGTGAGGCACCAAGTTAGGTTCGGGTTTACCGTTGTAATGCTTAGTTACGACGTATGCGCCGAGCCGGGAACACTCAGCGAGGAGCACATGGATCGCATGATTGTTGGTATCGGGCGCATATATGTCGCTGACAACAAGCACGCGGTGGCCAGCTGCAATGTGGTCGCGGGCAATCGCAACATGCTTACCAGCAAAAGGTTCAACGTGAATGATGATTTTATCACTGTGATGGTCGATGCAGGGCTGTATGTCGACCAAGTGGATTTGATCCACGTTCAACTTGTTGGCAAACGTGCCGGGCGCGGCGCCAGCATATATGAGCACATGCGGCTTGTACGCCTCAATCGCCAGACGACACACGTCATGATTCTTTGCGTGTCCATCGTGTAGCGTCTCATACGCCTCGACAACGTCTCCTTGTACCTCCACGTACGATGAGGGCGTCATACGCGTCAGTCGACCGCCATAATGCGAAATGTAACTGTGCATCATGGCCATGAACGTACTGCGCTTGGCTTCCGACAGGAGTTCGCCATTCTCATACTTCCACATAATGGCGAACGTGCTGTTCAAGGTAGTCACAGGCCGGTTGGTGACGATGACGGGCTGTACATGTGTACGCCCGTCCGCATCATACGTGACCTTGCTCTTGGTCGAAAACTTGAGTCCACTAAGTTGCGCAGTCACCTCGTCGATGGCCGCGGCGAACTGATAGTACGTGACGCCGAGGTTGCGCGGGAACCATTCAACCCAGAATCCTTCCCGGAACGCAGGGCCGGGTGTGGAGAAATCTACGGTTGGTTTGTGCATCTGGCGGTCTATATCTTTTTGCAGCAGCTGGCGTTCGCGTTCAGTGATGTGTTGTTTGGTGATGTCATACGGGCTCAACGCCTCAAGGAGCACGGTAAAATACTTCAAGAACGGCGGGAGACATGTGAATATATGACAATACTCACGCACATCGTTGTATCGTGTGGCCAACGCAAGTTTCGGGGGCAAGTTAGAACGCGTGACGCAAGACCGCAAGAATGTCTTCATGAGGCTTGGGACAGCATAATACTGCGACCCGTCCCCGAGCACGTCATACGCAAAAGTCGAACAGAAAGTCGAGTCTGCTGCATCAGAGACGTAGGTAGTCTCATTGTCACGGCCAAGAAATGTGACGCGTGACACGGTTTGCCAGAGCTGAGTGGAATTGTTAAACGGCACGCGTATTAACGCGTCGTCGCCCTGGCCCTTGGAGTCAATCGGCATCTGCATGTCAGGATTGACAACGTAGTCATATTTCTGATACACGTCTTCACGACGACACCCGGTTGTCCATCGGCACCCGCGCATGGCCAAAGCGTCAATGGTGGCCTCTTTAACCGTGTAAGTCGCACAAGCACGTGCTGCGTTAGTGCCGGTGGCCACGACGGCTATATTCCGTGGTATAACTTCGAACTTTGCCTTAACGAGTGGTTCATATTTGACGAACGCTGGTGTGTACGTCGCTTGAACCTCATGGCTAAAGAGTGCGGCTTTAACCTGCGCCGGCCGAAAGTGTTTGACGAATTCGAAGGCGGCTCGGCTCCAGGATACCATAGGTGTGTTGACGACCTCTTGCATCAGTGACCGAATAACGTCACACTGTAAACGTATCGCGGCGGGCACGATACCGCCACTCAGTATGACGGCGCGTGAATTAACGGTGACTGCACGGGCAATGTGTGACGCAGAATCGGGTATCATAACAACCGGTATCCCAGAGCCGGTAAAGGTCGTGAACCGGCAATGGGTCTTCGCGTCGGCCATTTCTTCCAGCACGCCATTGTACACGAGTTCACTCGTGTTGTCCGGATTACCTTTGAACCGAGCAAACTGAGTGTACCGAAAATCGAGGCGCGGATCGGAGAGGTCGACAACCCCAACGGTGTCGTCAAGTTTGTTGAATGGCACCGGCGCATGTGCCGCCCGCGAGATGGTATGTGCGCCGTAAGCGAGAGGCGCCTCAGGTTCGGCACCGGACGTGACCAAGTGCGGCTTGACCGTGAACATGCGAAGCACGTTGGCGACCGGAGCGAAAACCTGCCGGTTCGCACGCACCTCACCGGTCAGGACAAATGGTCGGGCACGCATAAACATGGTGCAAAAGCGACGCCACAACTTGATGGCGATGTGCAAGGCGTAAGCAAATACGCCAGAGTCGCGCGGGTTACGAAAATAGCCAGCATAGTATAGCTCGCGGAAGATGTTAACGAGCTCAACTTGTGAAATGTTGAACGGTGCCTTCTTGATGATCGGCTGCAAGATAGAATTCTCGATGGCGATCTGAAGCTGGCTATCGAACCCTGACGCGACACGTGCGTCCTTGATGCTGCGGTACAACCCATCTGGAAGCACCTGGGTGCAATTAGGGACGACAACGCCGTTCGTGACAAAACGGCGTACCGGCTCGTGACCAGGTGTCGGCGACGGAGATATGGTAACAATGACGTTCGCCGACTCATCGGGGTTGTCAACTGCAAAGTCGATGGTCGTGGTGTAGTATACGTCAACACCGTTGACGGACACATGATTGTGTGGCCAGCGCTCATACATTGACAATTCTTCACGAACAGGTTGGTTGCCTTCTATACAAACGACGGCATAGTAGGCGTCCACGTTGTCGGCGTCCGTAGGATCACACGACAAAAACGACCCGCCATTGAACTCGCCATCGTCTGAGTACGTGGTGACGATGGTATTGTGCTGGTATTGACCGACAATTTTGATCTTGTCGGCGACGCTGAGCATAGTGGCGTGTTCTGTATCGGTGAGAAGCCGTTGTTTGTCAACGATGACGAAGCAAACCGAATGGCCGGGTCGCATGTGATGAGCGGCTTCAATAGCGGCCTGAAATTCAATAGCCTGAACATCAGTGCGAACATCGAGATTACGTGGCATCATGACGTGTACACAATTGGTCGGCAGTTTGTCAAGACAATGCCGCCAATTGATGATATAACAAACGTCGTAATCCGACAGTCGTTGCGCCAAAAAGCCGAGGAGCGTCGCGCGTTCACTGCGCATTGTTGCGTGCGCATGCACCGGAGCTTTGTGTCGCTCAACAGCACGGTGCGGTGTGTTGCCATTCAACGTGTGCATGATGTCATTGTTGTGGATGGCAAGATATTCGCGATAACCGTCACAGTTAATGAACGCAACGCCGTCAGATCGCACATGCAAAAGGATGTGCGTAGTCACTATTGGGCCGAGCGCACGACTCACCGCGAAATACAACGTCACAGGGTCGATAACGTCGTTGTAGCGGCAGCGGCCGAAGTTTTGCACGCCAGCGGTGTCGGCCACACACACCAGCGTCTGTCTGTTAACATACAGTCGTAGCACAATTGCGATGCCGTAATACGGTATGACAACGTCGAGCACATCATCGCTGCAAGTATATTCACCGTGAGTGCCGTTGAGCTGTTGCACGGTGAAAACACAGCCAATGTTGTCTGCAAATCGCGCATGCACATCGCCCAATGCGGCTGCAACAGATGATTGCATTGACGTTACAAATTCGTTGGCTCGGTGTGGGCCAAGGAATTGAAGAGCTGCACAACATACGCACGCCGTCGCCATGAACCAAGTCGCACGGGACGGTCGCACGGATTGTGCACAAACGGCAAGAACACAAGAACACACGGCTATCGCGGCACGAGGGGCTTCGTATGCTACGGCTTGGGTGACCGGTTGGGTAAGTAGCACAAGGATGTAGATGGCGGGGCGCGCGAGCACAGCGAGGTGCGTTACGTACGCAGCAAGAACAGCAGTCGACTGTGCGACGTCTTCAAATGAGAACCCACCGTAGTGATACACGGCGAGACTCATAATGAGCGCGCTCAAAGCAGCGACGACGGATTGTACAGTAATGAGACTGTTGTTCATGTTGAGTGCGTCGATGACTGCATTCACATACGCGTTATTGTGGTCGGTGCCGTAACACAGTGCTTCGCTCAATGCCAAGCGAAACGTAATCAGCTGAACATACCACGGCATCGGTGACGATGTGATGAGCCACGATGCAACTGCTATGGCTGCAAGAGCAGCAATGCGGTACGATCCAACGAATCCGGTCCAAATAGATACGGCATCCGCATCGAGGGTGAGTAACCACCAGGCGTGCTGGCTATAGTAAAAGCCGAGAAGCGTGTGCCAGGCGAGATCATCAGTCTCAGTGTACTCACCATGGGAGCCGTCGATCTGTGGTCGAAGCCGTAACGTCAAAACGGTTGCACTCTCAAAGGACAAGCCGACGGCCAAAGCGTCAACGCCCCCGGTCACAGCCCGGACGACATACGTGTAAAGCCCGGCATGCGACCGCGTGACTGCCACGTTGACGTCAACCCGAGACTCGAAAACGAAATACAGCTCTGCGACGCTGGTAAACGTGACACAGTCGCTGCAGGACGTCGGGCTGGCGTAAACGTTGTGCCCGTCAACGAACCGGAAAACACCGGTAGTGTAAGTCAACGGGTGTGGATGCAGTAATCGGTCAACGGTTTCAATGTGGGCACAATAGCCATGTGTCCCGCTTACGCTGGGGTGATCATCTTCACCGGTGACCTCGCCCTGGGGCCCGTTCTCGGCTGCCATCGAACAAGCACGCTGGCTGTCACGAGCGTCCGGTGTGTGGACTACATGCGGCGTCGAAACGTCCGACCCGGTCTCGTACTCGTCATCGCTCTCGGTCCCGCTTACGTCACTCACGGCGCGATCGACAGCACGGCGGCGGACCCATGCCGCCACGTCAACGCCCAAGTTGCCAATGTCGCGTGCCCGGGGATTGCGCACAATGTAAATGATGCGCAGTGCACAATTGTATGCAGTAGCAGGCCACGTAAAATAGTCGCGTGGTCGCAGAACTATATTCGGCATCCGAATGCCGAGTACGGTTCGACGGACAATTGTGGCGATCCGGTGCGCAAAATTGAGAAAGGCAACAGCGACCGCGCGCACCACGTAGTACACGTAGCGCAAGGCGCCGGTAAAATGGCGCAGCGGCCGCATGAGCCACAAAAATGCACGGGTAACGGGTTCAACCGTCCAAGGCGAGACCAGGGTATAGCACCAGTTGAATGTGTCGCGAACATACACGAGGACTGGTGCTGCGACAGCGTAAACGACGTCGTGATGGATAAAATGGCGTCGCAGGGAAAACGCGGACAATTGTGCGACGGCAGTCACATCCACACAGACCTCGGCAACGTAATCGCGAACCCAAATGATGAACTCGCGTGGGTGCCGAAGTGGATTTGGTCGTTGCAATGGCGGACGAATGTAGTCGTCCAACGCCTCATCATCGTCGCGTATTGGTAGTACTTCTGCCGCGTCAGGTTGCACGGCAATCTGTAAAGACTGAGCTGCGTTCGCAATGGCAGTGAAAAGGATGTAAATCCAGATCGCACATGCCAATAGAAGGCCGAATGCTGCAAAGTAATACAGAGAGCCGAAGAACAACAAACCGACTGTCTTTACAAACCCGTTCTTGATAAGATCACGCTCATGGTAAACAACATACGCGGTGGCGACGATTGACGTCGTAGCGAGTGTGTTCGGAAGAAGTGAGAAGATAAGGACGGGGATGAAAGAATATGGGACAGTAAGTAACAACAGAGGATACAGCACAGTAGCACACAACGGATAAGTGATCACAATCAATTGGCAAAATCCGAGGATGCCGGCGGACATGGTCGGGTTGATCACGACATTCAATCCGTAGGCTGTACCAGCTGCAACGGCGATGAGTGCAGTCGTGACGCGTGATATAAACTGAGAGCATGCAAGATCCCAGTCACGGACGTTACGGAAGACTGCAACGAAGATAGCCGCAAGTGCGCAGCTATAAACGAGAATATCGGCGATGATGTTCCCGTTAAGTGCATGCATACGTCTGTTGCGTGCACGGCGGGACAGCACGTTCGGCCGTCGCGCGTAAAACATGTGCAATACGTAGCGCCCATGGAAGGGCGCGTGGATCGCACACGTTGCCGGGCAACAACTGTTGCCCGACGCAGTTTGTCCGGTCGGGCGGCTGCACATGGGTGGTACATGCACAGCGGCCTCCGGACCTCGCATGCTCACGTAGTACACAGCCAAACAGGCCATCGCAC